ACCGACTCCGCCACTTATGCGCTCTGGTGGTTCCGGCAACAGAATATGTTGGCTCGTCGCGAAGAGATAAGAGCGGCGAATGACCCCGATACGGGCGGCGCGTCCGGTAGCGGAGCGCGCAATGACATTCCCCTCTATCCGATGTAGTGGAGTAAACGCCGATGACAGCCGCACAGGTCTTCGATTTTCAGAAATATATGGACGCCCAGCCCGCGTTTAAACCGAATGGCGTTCATTTTGCTCAGGAGAACGACGCGCTTGTCATTGATGAGCCGGACGGCGGGGTAACCATCGAGTTCAGCCCTCGGAACCACAACTCGAAAGAGGCGGCGGGCGACCACAACGCTAATTTGGCGGAATTTATTGACGAATCAGCCTTAAACGGTCTCGCGGTCGATCTTATCGAGGGAGTCGAGGAGGACCGGAGGAGCTTTTCGGAGTGGTTGCAGACCCGCGCGAACGGGATCAAGCTTCTCGGGTTCAAGGTCGAGGAGCCCCGGAGCGACCTCGCCAGCACCTCAGCCCCGCTTGAGGGCATGTCGACTGTCCGACACCCGCTTTTGGGCGAGGCGTGCCTGCATTTTCAGGGGAACGCCCGGCGTGAGCTGATTCCGAGCAATGGCCCGGCCAAGATCGCGGTTTTCGGCTCCCAGACCGCCTCGAAAGACTGGCTCGCGGATAAGCTTGAACAAGAGATCAACTGGTATCTCACTAAAAAGGCTACAGAATTTATCCCCGGCACCGACAGATTGCTGTTTATGGTGGGGTTTTCGGGGATGGCCTTTAAAAAGGTGTACTTCTGCCCGATGCGGCGGCGTCCGGTGTCCGAGATGGTGGACGCCGAGCACTTGGTTGTAGCCAACACGACCACGGACATTCAGACCGCGCCCCGTGTGACCCATATCATCCCGATGCAGCGCACCACGTTCAAGCGGATGCAGCTCTTGGGGGTCTACCGGGACATTCCCATCCAGCTTCCCGACGCCAATATCAACGTGTTCGACGCGGCGGTGGCGCGCTCTCAGGGCGTAAACCTCAACGTGACCCGCCCTGAAGATCAGGTGCACACAATTTACGAGACGTACGCTGATATCGACCTCCCCGAGTTTGAGCACCATCTTGACGGAAAGCCCACAGGTCTTCCGCTCCCTTATCGAATCACCATTGACCTCACGTCACGAGCAATTCTGGAGATCAGACGCGATTGGGACGAAGGCGATGAAGATTTCATCCGCAGACGCACTTTTGTTCCCTTTGGCTTCGCTCCCACCTTCGGGTTCTACTGCACGGGTCTTCTGCAAATTCTCGGTAACGCTACGTCTGCCCTGACCGGCGCATGGCGGCTTCTGCTTGACGCCGGGATGTTCAGCAACTTCCCAGGCTTTTTGTACGCCAAGAACGGGGCCAAGCAGAGCAACAACACGTTCCGCGTCCCGCCCGGCGGCGGCGCTCCGGTGGACGTCCCCGGCGGCGTGAAGCTGGCGGACGCGGTGATGCCCCTCCCTTACAAGGAGCCGTCGCAGAGCCTGATCGCGCTTTCCGAAAACATCGCCAACGCCGGGCAGAAATTGGGCGGGACTGCGGAGCTTCCGACCGCCGAGGGCAAGGCGGACGTGCCCGTGGGCACCATGTTGGCGGCGATCGAGCAGGCCGGGAAAATCCTCAACGCGGTGCACACCCGGCTTCACGACTCTCAGAGCGTCGAGCTTGAATTGATCGTGGAGCACCTGCGCCAGCATCCCGAGGTCCTATATCGCCCTGACCCCGACCAGCCCGCGTGGACCATGGACGCGGTCATTCATGCGCTCGGCAACTATAATCTGGTCCCTCGTTCGGACCCGAACACTCCCAGCCATGCGCACCGGCTCATGAAGGCGATCGCGCTTGGGACGGTGGCCCAGCAGACCCCGCCAGGGGTGTTCAATCCGCGCAAGGTGGCGTCCCGTGTGCTTCACATGATGCAGATCGATGACGCGGACGAGCTGTTCATGCCTGAGCCTTCGCCGGGCTCGCCGCCTCCACCGAACCCGGAGATGCTGAAGGTTCAGCAGCAACAGCAGGCCAACCAAGCCAAGGTGGCGTCGGCCGCGCAGCAGAGCCAGACGAAAATGGCGGATATTCAGTCGCGTCAGCAGATCGAAATGGCCAAGATCGAGGGCGACAAGCAGCTTGAATACATGCGGCTTATCCAGCATCTTGTGACGCATCCTCTCGCCGCGCAGATATTCGGCGGCGGGGAACAGGGCGCTCCGGGGCAGGCCCCAACGCTCCCAGGCGCTATCTAATCACGAGTCCAGCAGTGAGGAGAAACCATGCCAGAAGAAAAGAACCAGACGCCGTTTACCCCTGAGGACCTGGAGGCGATGAATGAGGCGATGAATGAGCTGACCGAGGCCGATGTGGTCGAGGTGCTGACCCGCATGTACGCCGCCGCCCTCGCCGACCGACGCGGCGCGGAGAAGCTCCGCCCGCTGACTGAGTTATCTCTCGATGAGCTTCACGAAGCTCTGGCGCATCAGCAGGCGGGTCAAAGCGCGCTCATCCAGTTCATCGCCGAGAACCCCCCTATCGACTGGCATGAGGGCAGGTTTGGCCCAGTCCCTATCAAGCAGGAAGGCAGGCGCTACACAGAGGACCCGGACGAAGACAAGAACCGGGTTGCGGCGTTCGACGCGCGCATTGACGAGATCAAAGCGGAGATTGCGCGGCGGCTCGCCGCCGAAGACCTGAAAACGGCGAACGATACGGCCGAGGCCGCTGGTCAGCTCCTTGCCGATGGCTTGATTACCCCTGAAGAGCACGCGAAGATCACTGGCGAGCCTGCTGGGGATGCGTTTAAACAGCCTGAGTCTCTGACGGTCGACTTCAACGCGGCGGCTCTCGCCAAAGCCGCTGTCGATATCAGTCAGATGCAGGCCGACGCCATCGCGTTAGAGTCCGAGCCTGTCTTTGTTCATAAGAACGCGGAGGGCGGAGAATGACCCGTCACCCCAGGCATGACGGCGCCGAACACGCTGAGCGGCGGCTTAAAGGTTCTAGCGACGAGCGCATACACGCTGAGTTATCCCTCGCGGCGCGGGGCAAGCTGCTTCTCCGTAAGCGCGGAAACAAAAAGCTGTTCGCCCAGCCGCGCAACCTGATCCACGCGCCTGCGACATATGACGGCAAGTGGGGTGGGATTGATATCCGTCATATCCGTTCGATCAAGGGCGTCGGGCGGCCTGCGGCGGTGAACCGCGCCCGGCAAGGGCAAGATACTTTCGGCGAAACTATTGGCCGATGGGGCTTTTAACACGGAGTAACGGACCATGAAGCATATCAAGGCGCACGCGAAGGCGACCCACGCCGCGCGTCATTCTCACCTGGGCCTTCATTCCACGTCGGCGCACGCCGGCTACGCTCATGGGGGCCACCCTCACGGCGACCATCACAGCGACGTGGCGGAAGATCGCGCCTTGGTGAAGCATATGGTGAAACCGGCGGCTCTGAAGCGCGCCCACGGCGGAGCCGTGCATCACAAGGGCAAGGGACACACCAAGGTCAATATCGTGGTGAACCCGTCGCAGGGAGCAGCCCCGGCGGCCATGCCGGTTCCGATGCCTCCGCCTGGAGCCATGGCGCCGCATCCAATGCCAGCTCCGATGCCTGGAGCTGGCGGCCCGATGCCTGGAGCTGGCGGCCCGATGGCTGGCGTGGGCGCTCTCGGCGGGCAGGCTGGCCCCGGCCCGATGCCGCGTAAACGCGGCGGCAAGGTTCATATGCACGCTGGCGCGGGCAGCGGCGAGGGGCGTCTAGAGAAGAAAAGGTGGTACGGAGGCAAATGAAAAAAAGACCTTGTGACGACAACTGTCACCTCTCGCGGTTTATAGCCGTATTCGTCGCCGGGATTATAGCTGTCGCGTTAATCGCGGCGGCTGCTTCCGGATTTTTATCTTAATCATTCAAGGACATTCCAGCATGTCTTACCCAAAAACAGTATCCCTCGACTTCGATGGCGTAATCCACGCCTATACGTCGGGGTGGCAGGGCGCGGACGTCATCACTGACGGCCCTGTCCACGGCGCCATGGCGGCGATTCTGGAGTATCAGGCCGCAGGCTTCCTGGTCACGATATACTCGTCCCGTTCTAACCTGTCGGGCGGCGTGGCGGCGATGCACAGCGCTATCTACGGGTGGATGCAGGACCATATTCGCGAGACTTTCGGCGAGCAGAACGCCGAGAAGGTTAACCATGCGATTAGCGAGCTGTATTTCCCGAAAGAGAAGCCCGCCGCGTGGATGACGATTGATGATCGCGCAGTTCAGTTCAAGGGTGTCTGGCCGAGCGTTCAGGAAATTAATGACTTCAAGCCATGGTACAAATAAGCTATTGGGACGAGGTTTTCTTCGAGAAGCTTATGAAGGCCCTGGAAACAAAACGTTTCGAGCTTCTTGAAGGTCTCGCCCATGGCTCAGAGTATGACGAATACCTGAGACAGGTTGGCCAGCTTAATGGCCTGACGATAGCGGGAGATATCGCCAAAGAACTTCACGAGAAATATAGGTCCAGCACATGAGTTCATTTTTCAGATCAGACTTAATCCGCGAACTTGCGGTTGCGAAAGACCAAGCGGCGGCGATTATAGCCGCCCTAGGGGACTCGCTCGATACTATCACGCTCACTGGCAATGACATTATCATGGCTGTGTATATTGAGCCGGGCGTGAACAAAGGCGGCATTATCCTTCCAGATGAACGTCTGAAGGAAAGCCTCTATCAGTCGAAAGTCGGCCTTATCGTCAAGACCGGCCCTGACGCCTTCCGCTTTCGCGGTTCGTTCCCTTGGGTCAGCCCCAGGTCCGAGGAGTACGGCGAGGAAGGCAAGCTCAAGAAGAGCTACGCCATGCGGGCGAAAAAGCACACGCCAAAAGTTGGCGACTGGGTTGTTCACTTCCCTACGGATTCAAAGCTGTTTGGCCTGCGCGGCGTCCCGTGTCGGTACTCGCTCGACAGCACCGTGAAGATGATCGCTACGGCCCCCAACGAGATTTTGTAAGGAGCGACCATGTCCAGGCGTAAAAGAGCAGCAGCGGCGCAGCTTGACCGGATGACGGCCGAGAGCGCCCGCGAGACGGCGGCTGATGTAGAGTTTGAGGTTGTTGACGAAGGCGGCGCCGTGATCGCGGCGGCTCCGTTCGATGAGATCATTATCGAGCACGCCGAAGACGCCCACTCCCCTGCGATCCGCGAGGCGGAGGAACCCGATGCCCTGGCCAAGCTCAAGGCGCAATATGCGGAGCGCGAGTCAGAAGTGCAGCGGCTCCGCCGCGAGAACGCCGAGGCCGAGCGCCGCGCCAACGCCAACGCCAACAGCGCCGTTCAGGGTGAGCGGAACTACCGCGAAGCAACCGTTGCGGCGGTGGACAACGCCATTGCGCTGGCGAAGTCCAATATCGAGCGGGCGCAAGCCGCCATGGCGGCGGCGGCGTCCCGGAACGACTGGGACACGCACACCCGAGCAGTCGCGGTTCTGACCGAGAACTCCTCTCAGATTCAAAGCCTGGAGCAGGCCAAGCGCAACGTCGAGACGGCGCCGCCGCCTGACGTCTCCCAGTATCAGCAGCCCTCGGCGCAAGATGGGTTCGAATCGCAGATCAGAGCGTTTCCGCCTAAAACCCAGGACTGGTTGCGCGAACACCGGGAAGACATTTACCTGAAACCCGCACGCGCCGGACTAGCCGAGGCCGCCGCCCGTACTGCGGAGCTGCGGGGAATTCCGGTGGAGTCGGATGAATATTTCGATTTTATCGACGAGCAGATGGGGTACAAGACCGTGACCAAGGAAATCGACAGCGGGCGGCAACGCTCCGCCCCTGCCCCAAGGCAGGCGCAGACCCCGGCCGCGCCTCCGGCCCGATCCACATTCGGCGCGGCGCAGGGCGGCGCGCGGCGTATCCAGCTTTCTCAGGACCAGCGCCGGGCGGCGGTTCAGATGTATTCCGACCTCCCCGAGCACGAGGCCCTGGCGAAATACGCGCGCGGAGTCGCTGAGGTCGACAGCGGTAAATCTAATCTTCTCTGGTCAAGAGATAAGTATAAGGGAGGGGCCGGTGTCTAAAGCTCCGTACAACTGGCGTAAGGCGGCTAAAATCCCGGCAACTCCGAAGGAACTCCCTATGGCGAAAGCCCCAGAACCTAAGGCCGATGAGGCCGAAGTTAGCGCTGTTGACG